CATATCGCACCTCCGAAAAGATTGCGTGTCATCGGCGGTATGTACCTGTTATTCCCCCCCCCCCGATCGTTTTAGAGAATCGCACAATCCACTGGTCAATATGTTCACGCGCTTCATAGAAGTTCGCGGTTGCCGAATTTCCTTTTCTAAGATTCATATGCACTGATCCATCGGTTGTTCTTGCGGCGTGTCTGCGCCCATCGCCATCAACGATGCCTACCCCCGGAGTCGCGTTGCTGTCTCTTCCGGTGGCTTGTAAAAAGGCAGACAGAACGCCATCACAAGGTGCAACATATCTGACGCTTTCACCATTCGGTGACGTGAAGTTCGTCTTTTCCACGAGGGCAATGATTTGATTCGAAGGCATGGCTCCTCTTGAGCCTACCTTCAGCGTCTCCGCCCTGAGCAAGTCCTTCATAGTTGCCATCAGAACCCCCTATACATGTTTGCCTGCACAGCACGAGCATCAGCCTTCTGGCCGCACTCGTAAGCTATGCACGCGGGAATCGTCGGATACTCGACGAAAGGAAAGCCCTCGACCGTCGGCAGATCTCGAAGAGCCTCACGATAGGCCAGAACCTCAGTACGCTCCTGGTCAGTCAGAGCCTCACGAGAAGCCTTCGCAGACTTCTTGACCGTCATGTCCGGCATCTTGATGTAGTCGTCCGTGTCGGCAATGCGAGCATTGCGTTCAGCTCGAACTTCGGCTGCATATCGCTCAGTGACAAAAGCATCGCCGTGCTCGGGCAAATTCGCTTCGGTGTAGTACCCACCATCGGCAGAGCGGAAGAGTTCACCAGGGCGCTCCTTTGCAGTCACCCACGTCAGAACACGGCCATCAATCTCTTCATCCTTGCACTCATAGCCGCTAGCACGAGCGGCTTCAAGGTCGAGCGGATCAACAAAGCAATGGACGAACTCACTGTTAGAGTGCGCCGCTACTTTGCCGTTGCGATCCATCACCACATAGCCGCCTACTGGCGAGGCCGTAGCCTCCGCCAGGTATTCGGCTTTCACATCAGATAACGTTTTCACGCCTCCTCCTTATGCGGGAACCTGCCCGCCAAATTCGACAATCAATTCCTTGAGAGCAGTCTCAAGCTCGGACGTATCCACCTTCTGTGCAAGGCCTGCGGTGTAGGTCGAGGTATCCACCTTCTGTGCAAGGCCTGCAGCTAGGTCAGCCGCCATGGCAACCTCATAGCCGCCCGGTGTGGAACCGTCCATCAGGTGGATCTTCCACTTGGACGTGTCCACCACAAGTTGCTTCGGAATGCCTGTGTAGGCCTTGACCTTCTCTGTCGTATCGCCCATCTGGGCGAATCGTGTCGGTTTCGTAGCCATTACGTCGTGCTCCCTAAATCAATGTCGCCATCAAAGTCGGCGATCGTTATCTTGTCCTTGGCGGACAGCGCGCCTAGTGTCGGTTTGCCGGTAATGCCCGCCCACGTCGTAGTGCCCGCCGGCCCCGTTGGACCTCGCTCACCCTGGATGCCCTGATCGCCCTTCGGGCCGTTGATGTCGCCACAGTCGACCCAAGCGCTTCCGCTCCACGAGTAGAGACGGGAGCCGACCATGTAGGCGTCGCCGAGCGTTCCGGTCGGGTGTTGCTCCTGCAGCTCTTCGAGGGACGGGAAGCTACCCTTGATCGCAAGTGCTGCGCCGGTTTCGCCCTTCGGCCCCTGCGGACCTCGAACGTTCGCAAGCCTTGCCCCGGCCGTGAACGTCGTATCGGCCAGTGAAGCGATCTGGAAGACATCGCCCTCGGGATCGATCACTGTGTCGCCGACCTTCACGTTGGCGGAAGGCGTGAGCGTGGTGAGTGCGGCCGTCCCGTTGGCGATCATGTTTGTCGACGTGAGCCGAACTGCGAATGCGGCCACCTTGGCAGACTCTGCTGCGGCCTGCGCGGACTTTGCCGCCTCGCTTGCCTTGGTCCCCGCGTCCGACGCCTTCTGCGTCGCAGTGGTTGCCGCAGTCTCGGCCTTGCCCTGCGCCGTCACGGCAGCAGTCTTCGCAGACTCTGCACCGGCCTTGGCCGTATCGGCTCCTGCCTTCGCAGTCTCCGCCGCCTTCAGAGCGTTCGATGCAGCGGTAGCCGACTTGGCTGCGGCATCAGCTTGCGCCTTTGCGTTGGCCGTTTGAGTAGCGCCGGCCGCGTTGACGGCGGCAACTTGTGTCGTGCCGGCATTCACCACCAAACCGACCTGCTTGGTGCCCTCGGCAGCCACAACCGACTTCTGCGAGGAGCCTTCCTGCGTAATCTGATCGATGGTGGTGGAGCCCGCATTCTGCACCGCAGTCACCTGCGTGCTGCCCACAGACTGAATGTTCCTCACGCCCGCCGCAGTCGCGTCCATCACCTCCTGCAGGAGACCGCTGGTGGAGCTTTCAGACTGCGCGGCCTGGTCGGCGTAATACTTAGCGCCATAGAGCTCGCCTTCCACCGGGGCCGTCGTCTGCGTGGCCCACTTCTTTGCGAGAGCATTACTTGCCTCTGCACCGGCTTGCGCCTCGAGCGCGGACGCATTGGCGGCCTCCGCGCTCTTCTGCGCCGCTTGAGACAGCCGAACGTTTTCAGTCGTTGTCTCGACAGCATTCACCGCCGTCTCAAGGTCTCCACGATCGATGGCGTCGGCTACTTTGTTCACGTCATCGATGTTGATCGCAACCGTGTGGATGTTGCCGTCAACAACCTCGATGTCGCCAACGATCTCATCCGTCGTGGAGCCGCAGTCCCAGTCGCCGTCGCCTACTACCTTGCCGACAAGGTCAGTCGCGACGGTCTCGACGTATGGCATACCGCCAGACACCGTCACGACATCCTCGATCTTCTCTACCACCTTGGAGACTTCGTAGGACTTGCCGGCAACCTCGACAACCGCATCCTTGATGCCGGCAACGGTCTTGACGTCCTCAATGGCCGTACCTGTCGCCACCACAGGCTCGATGTTGTCGGCCACGGTCTTGATCTCGTCCTTGAACGGGACGATGACGGTGGCCGCTTCGGCATATTCCTTCGTCTTCTCTTCGGACTTCTTCGCCTCTTCGGCAGACTTCTGAGCGGCATCTGCGAACTGTCGAGCGTCGTCTTGTGCGGCCATCAGCTTCTCAATCAACTGTTCCGGCGTACTGTCAGACGTTGGCGGAACTGACAAGGTGCGGCCAAGGCGCTCGACGAGCTGCTGGATCTGCACAACAACTCGATCCATCGCCTCATTGATGATCTCAGGCGGGAACCTCGAGTAGTTCGTCAGCTGCATGTTCTGCGTGTAGGCAACGGCAGACCCCACGACAAAGATGTTCCCCTTGATAATCGGCGTCGTCAAGACAACCGTGCCACCAGGCGTCGCAGCCTGATCAGAATTCATCTCGACTGAATAATCCTGCCCATACACAAGAATTCTTGCCTGCGCTTCAGGATCATCAGCCGTGGCGACATACACGTCAGTCTTTTCAAAGATGAGAAAGCCGAAAGGCAATCTCGACTGTCCCTCTGACGTGAACGGCCCAGCTAATCTTTTGACGTACTCGATCATAGAAAATGGCTCCTTAGTGGAGCCATCTTCGTATGATTGGGCGAACACACGCGCACTAGTCTTGCGGATTCGTCGCCATCTTCGGCATGCGTGTAGGTTCAAGTTTGGTCGGAGCCCACCAATACTCTTGCCCCGTATTCTTCAAGCCCCATGCCTCCATGCGGGCCGTATAGCCAGGAGAACAGAACTCCATCAGATCGTTATAGATCGCACGATCGAATACTGCCTTCGTATACCAAAGATTGACAAAAGGCATGTGTCCTCTGGCGAGTCGCAAAGCCTTTGCTCCTACCTTTGTGTCTTTGTCGTACAACCCTTCATTGAGAGACGCCTTGGCGACATCCCAAGTATCTAGAACCGTCCCCGCAACCGGGCCAAAGAACCTCAAGACGTTGGGAGACCCGTATGCATTCTGACCGTCGAAGCCTGCAATAATCATGTCGGAAAGGAACGACAACCCCCCGCCAACAGACAGAGCCTGCCACCAGAAATCGTCGTCTGTCATGTCTTGCATATCTCTGCCGGCAATCAGCTGTTTTAACTGCACCGATATAGCCGCAGAGATCGTTGAACCGACGACGACCGCGGCAGCGTACTTAACCGCACTCGCCCGACCTTTTGTCTGAGCTAGATCCGAAACGCGCTCCAAATGTCTCAACACAAAGCCAACCGGGAACGACTTGAACAACATAACCGAACGCATAATCTCGCCGCCCAACGTTCCACGCTCCCCGGCAATGTTGGATATCGCGCGGGTTCTTAAGTCGGGCGCAAGTGAAGCTAGGCCAGACTCATCCCTCAGAAAAGCAACATACATTGAAACCGCGTGGTCGACATCTCGTTGCGTGAACGGGTTCTCAACTTCTGGACTCAAACCATCAGGATTCACACCATTCAATTTGTCGAGATTGACCTCTCGAATGTCCTGACGAGTCAAGACTCGTGCACCATTTTGCGTGCGATAGGGATCTGCGGCCTGCCAGAGCTTCCAGTCTCGTTCAGTCACCCCAAGACGCTCAAGCTGTCTTTTTTGAAAAGTTTCAAGCACGTTCCAATCCCATTCTCCGACATGAGACATCGTCCCCATCATGTTGATCATGGATGCTTGACGGACGCCATTCGTCCATTGATCCAGGAGAGAAAGTTTCATCATCCCGTTGGCAAGCATCCCCGTCCATCCCTGGCCGACATTATTCTGGCCGAAGCGTTCGAGGTTGGATGCAAGAGCATCAGCCATCAATCCAGCGCGACGAGCAATGTCCTTTGATTCGCTGCCCCACGCCTTGCACAAGTTAGCCGTCGCTCGGAGCATCGGGACATTGTGCAACTTTGATGAGACAAAGTAGGTTGCCACGTCCGGCAAAGAGTTGATGAAAGTACTCTGCAGCTTGCCGACAACCTCAAGATTCCGCGCACCGCCCATGAGACTGGCAACAAAGGCACGGTCTGGCCTGACAGACGAAGCTTCCCCATTCAGCACCGACCAGGCAGAGTCGTAGAAATGCTTCGACACGCCGATTCGCTTTGCCTTGAGTGGTGCAAGGACGCCCTGCTTCTTTCCGTTCATTTGGTCCGCTTCGGCCTGACACATGCGCTTGACGCCCAGGTTCATGTTGTTCGGGTTCGGGCCCATCATTTCTAGCAGCGCGGCGTCCTTGGCAGTACGGCGCAGGGAGCCGAGCATATTCCCAAAGAAGGAACCATGACCGAACATCTCCTGATATTCGATGAACGACTCGGCATCCTTGAAGTGAATCGACCTGTGCAGATCTCCACGATTGGCCCTGCTCGCGCCGCCACCGAAACCCTCGCCAGCCACAGCCGAAATCTCGAAGTTTTCCGCGCCGTTCTGAACAATGGTGTCGTAGGCTTTTGAAAGCATCTGGACGATATCCTCATCGGACATCTTTTCGCCGTTCAAGTCCACATATCGATCCTTGTCAATTCGATCAAAGACATACGAAACCCACGCCATTTGGTTGTCTCCGTATGGGTTGACATCATTGAACGTGTAGCCAAACTGATGCAGAAATCGTTGAAAGGCATAGTCACCCTTGAGGATCTCTGCTGCCTGCCTCATTCGAGCATCGTCATGCGTCTGAGGAACGTAGTGCTCGATCTTGCCTAGATTTCCGCCGGCGGCATTGAATCGGTCGACGGCGGAATCAGACATAGACACCCAGACACCGGCAACCTCCTTGGCCATCTTGGAACCCGTATCCTGACCGTAGACCTCTCGCACAACGTCACGAGCAAAGTTCTTGTCTTCCATCAGGCCGAGGATGCCTTTCTGCTTTCCTTCCAGAGCCACCAGAAAGTCAGACGCCACTTCCGACTGAGTCGCCTGCACATAGCGATCGACCTCCTGCAGGACCTGCATACCCGCCGAGTAGCCGTGGTAGCCACGCTTGCGTGCAGTGGCCATGCTCTTCTCAACGCGGGCCTGCGCGAGCACAGTTAAGCGAGCACGCTGTTTGATCTTCAACGCCTCTGCCATCATCGCCTCTTGGACTTCCTTGACAGCCATATCTACTCGCGCCTGTTTAGACATAGCATCCCAAGCCACCGGATCCTTAAGACGAAGCGCCGCCATTCTCGCCCGCACCTGTGCCAACAAATCTGATGCTTCTGTTGGCGTAATCTTTTTCCCGAGAGAAAGTTGTACGCGTTCGACGCACTCTTTGCGCATCTGCTTTTTACGAAAGTCCGTCATTTTTAAATCCCATTGTTTACCAAGGCACACGCGACGGCGGTAGCAACACCATCAATCGCAATCTTCTCAAGCTCAGCCGCTCGAGCATCTTCACGAGCAATCAGTTCTGCTGCGCTAATCGATGCGGGATCCCCATTGGCGTCCTCAAGCGGGATCACCATGTCGGGAGAATCTTCTAGCACGATGAGCGCTTGGTTAGTGAGCGCCTTCAGGTCGGCGTCTTCGGCAGAGGTGCGAACGTGCTCGATGCTCTCTCTGATGACCGCCGCATCACTCACATGTTTCTCCTGTTCTGCTGCCGACTTGAATGTCTTGACATCCCCGAGATCCTGACCGATACTTTCGTTAGGAACTGCAGTTCCAGAAACCTTGTTGTTGCCGACTGAAGTCGCGGGTGGATGCCAGTCCTGGGGTTGCCCTTCGTGCAACGAGAGGAGGCCACGGTCGTGAGTCTGACGATCAAACAACAGGGTTTCTTTTTCTATAGGTTGCTTGCTATAGAACACCGACCCAACACGATAAACCCCCGCCACCTTCTGAAACTCAACCTGAATTACAGCACGGGTCAGTCGCCCTTTCTCATCAACAACAATGGGACGAACAATGCGCAAACTGTCAGCCTTCGTTCCTTTGGACACCCACGCCCAATTCCTCACAACATCGTAAAGTGCGTGTTCAACATTTGAATAACCAGCCTGTTGAAGCTCCTTCTCGTGCTTGCGAATGTGGTCGCCGTTAAGCGTACCTTCCTGCAGTCGTACCGGAAGCGGCAAAACACCATCAACCCCCTCGGGCATCACCATAAGATCGGGCTTCCCATCGAGGCCAAAAACGCGATGAACTTTATCTCCATCACGCCCAACTTCAACTAACTTGAAAGGCTTCGGAGCTGAAATAGGAGCCATACCTTCCTTGCGCATCGCATAGTCAATGGCATCTCGCAAAGCTTGCCCACGCCGTTCGGCCTCAAACTGAACAGCTCCTGCAAGGCTATCCGTCTTGATGAATTGCCCCTCGTCGATTTCAACCCCTGTTCGGTGTGAGAAGTCTCGCATCACATCAAGCTGAGAGAGCGTCGTTACGTCGCCAAACATCGAGGTGCCGCCAGACGCAGCGTCGGCCTCGGCCATCGCGCGGCTCTTCCGGATCAAGACTGCGCTGGACGAGATGTCATCCACAATCCGCTTGTAACCTCCGCCCTCCTTGTCGACCTTCGCAAAGTAGTCGAGGTAGGCCTGCGCCATCGGAGACCGTGTAGTCGTCTTCTGAGCGGCAAGCTCTGACACGGACAGCTTCTGTCCGTTTGCACGTGTGGAAACGAACTCATTGAGCACCTCAGCCATGGCGGTACGAACGTCAAGGTCGCCAGTGCCATCAAGATCGAGTAACTTAGGCGCGAGCGCTCGATAGGCGCGCAACATGGTCGACACTCCGGCTGGAGCCTTGCCTGCATCCAGAAGCCCTGTCAAGCCAGGTGTCTTGTACACAGACTGAAAAATCGCAGCGTCCAAACGCGCATTTGCTTCTGCCGTTGGAACGCCGTTGACGACCAACCGATTGCGCTCAGATGCGGGCATGAGCTGCACGAACTGAGAGATCGTATCGAGAGAAACGTTTCCGTCCTCTGTGAACTTGAGCGATGCCAGGTCGATGCGTTGCGCATCATTGATTGCCTGTTCGACCATGCTCATCTCGGCAGTCGTACGGGTGTTTGTCCTATCGGCAATGTCGACGGGTAGCTTTTCCTTGTCGACCACGCGCACAAGGATCGGCTTCTGCATCTCCGCAATGACATCAGGATCCACGCCATGTCGTGCCGCGTCCAGCATTAGCTCTTTCTTGTACGTATCTGCCGTGCCAAGGTCATACGCGTGATTGAGCGCCGTCACGCGACCATTGCCGGCAACGGCATAAGCCGCATCCACGCCCTCGACGCCGTACAGGTTGTTCGGTTGTCCGTTGATGTCGTTGGACGTGATGACCATGTCGGCATCCACCACGACGTATTGACTGTCGTAGCGCGCGCCAGTGCCGTCCACAAGCGTCACAGCAGTGCCGCGTTGAATGTCGGGGATATCCGCCCAATCCGTCACGACGGGCGCGCCGTCGGACAGACTGTTGCTGATCGAGACGCGAAGGTAGTCGGGGTGCGCGGCAATCTCTCGCATCTGCGCAACGCTTTCCTTCGAGGAGCGGTCGCGGTTCTGCAGGATCGCGCCGTCATGCTTTGACTGCGCGGCCAACTTCGCAAGGGACTTCTCGCGAATCTCTTGAATCACTTCAGGAGCCACGGCCTTCTCACTCATGCGGACAGGCTTGCCCGCATCGATTTGTTCGCGAGCAGTCGCCTCCGCCTGATGCGCCTCGCGCACCTGCTCCGCATTGCCGTGATCGATCGGGAGGTTCGCCTCTGCAGCAATCTGCGTCGCCCGGTAGCGTGCAGCATCCTCGACGTCCACATCTGTCAACTCCGGCGCATCCGCCTCTGCGGGCTTCGCCGTCTTCGAGCCGCGAGTCTTCCACGACGCACCTGCCGACACGGGCCCCATGAGGCCACCAACGAGCGCATTGACGCCCATCCCGACGGGATCCGTCGGATCGTACTTCAACGCGAGCTTGGAATAGTCAGCATTCTCGAGAACGGTTTTAATCGCGCCCATCTCGTTATAGGACGTGAAAGCACCGAGGCTCGCACCGGTCAATACCTTTGCCTTGATGCTTCGCCCGAACGCACCAGGCACACCGCCCCAAAAAGCGTTCATCGCGCCAGAGACCATGCCGGCCTTCGTCGCAGTCTCATCGTCAACGCCCTCGTCCTTGAGCTTTTGCGTCTCATTGATGCCAACAGAAGCACCGAAGACAACAGGTGTCACAGCGATCGAGGCAGGCCCCGCAGCCGCACCAACGGCAGCGGCCATACCGTACTTCGCCAGACCGTTCGAGACGCCGTAGAGGACCTGCGCGGCCATACTCGTTTTCTCGGGATCGGGTGTGTACTCGTCGCGAACGAGGCGACGGTTCTCGGCAGCCGTCGCGTCAAGCCACGCGCGGTACTCATCGTCGCCAAAGCCCGCAGACGAAACGCCCCCCTTCAGCGCAGACTGGTTTTCAAGGTAGGCTGCGTATGCGCCCTGCCAGATGGCGTCGCCCATACCTGTGTACCAGCTCGGCTCCTGTTCCACAGGCTCAACCGTCACCTGCGGAACGGGCGATGTGACCGGAGCGGTCGGGAGCTCCTCCGAATACTCTCTCAGAAAAATCATTTTGCAAAGCTCACAACGCGAATGGTGAAGGGAGAGCCGTCGGCCTGAATGAGCTTCTGACCATTGGCCATGATGACATCAAAGTCGTTGTCGACACCGGTCGTCGACAACCTCAGACGTGCGGCTGGCAGGATCTTGGCAACCTCCTGCCCCGTCAACGGCGTGCCGTCCGGGAGCTTTGCCACGACGCCCTTGAGGCGCTCGAAATTGCGGACATTGCTTCGCACAGCACTCTCCAGATCACTCAGACGAACGCCGCCCTTGAGCGCGACCTTGTAGCCGTTGTGCTCCTGAATGTCTCCGACGATTTCCATCATCGCCTGCGTTATTGCTTCTCCAGAACTCGTTCCGTTCATGACCTTCCCAGCCGCCACCGCTGTGATTGAATCGACCACTTTTTCGCGCACTACGGGATTGTCAATAAGACCATTCAATGCCTCGACCTTGAGCGGAATACCTGTGCTAGGCGAAGTCACAATGCCGACCTTCGTCTGCTTTTCGGCAATACCCGATTTTCCAAGGAAGTAGTTTTCTGGAACGCCATTGGCACGCATTGATGGATCAGCAGAAAGCAAAAATCCCGTTGCATATTCGTTACCTAATTGGCGCATCACAATGCCCACACCTGCCTCACCAGCGGCGTCAGCAATCTGCCCCAAAAAGGCAGCCTTGTCTCTCGCCCCCAAACCGTCAATCTTCGTTTTGAGTCGAGACACCTCCTCGGAACTGAAGATCCTTGCTTTCGTCCCATAATCTGTTGCCATAGAGTCAGCATTCTGAGCACGCTTCGTCACTTGGCCAACGATCGAATTGAGGTCATCAAAATCAATCCCCTTGGTGTCATAGTCACCGGTGGATATCGCATACGCAATCGGATCGTTCTTTCTCGACTTCGTGATTTCGTCTCTAGCTTTAATAAGGGCGTCGCGACGCTTTACCTGGCCAGCATAGTCATCGCTACCGCGGACAGGAGCCGAAGCTTCAATGACAGCATTCATTGCATCGACAGGCATCTTGCGAAATCCATGCATAGCAGCAACTGTCTCGGCGGTCGACTCATAGAGGTCATAGCGACGCTTACCTTCGGGTTCCCCATACGCCTCAACATACTGCTCTAGACTCAACATATCTGCATCCACTCCAGTCTCACCAATAAGCGCAAGACTGTTCTTCTCGCGGAGCGCAAGATCTTGACGCCACTCGGATTGAGCCTCCTTTTGCTTCGTCCAGACCGACGTGAAGAGCTCTGCACGACGAGCTCGAGAAAGGCCATCAATAAGCGGGAGACCAGTCTTTTCCGAATTAATTGCCCGCCATAGCTCATCCTTGTCTCCAGTAAGAGGATGCTTTGCCGCCAACTCAACTGCGAGCAACCCTTTTGACTGACGCCAAAGAGAGTCGTCAAGCTTTCGACGGATGTCCGCACTCATTGAATCTTCTGGAGCTGACCTCAACGCCTCAAAAGCACTTACAGGATCATCCTGAGCCCACGCCGAAAAGCGATTTGCCTGCAGCTGATCCATGTGCGCACGCTTCTGGTTTGCCAAGGTCTCGGCGTCCCAGCCCATCAGTTGAGCCTGGTAGTCGAGCTCCATGTCGACAGAGGCCGACGACTTCGCAAGATACTCGGGATCCGCGTAGTGGTTTGCGGCGTCCGCCTGCAAAGCCTCGACCTTGGACGAGGACGACTGCATCTGGTAGTGCCTCGTCTGGCTTGCGTTCCATCGCTGAGCCTGACTTTGAGCAGACTGCATGCGGTCATAGACACGGGACTGTACAGCCTCACGTGCTTGCGGAGACAACTTGCCGACAATCGCGTTGACGTCACGAGTCATCGCCTCCATTGTGGGCTGATAGCCATCCATGGCATTGCGGCCCATCTTGGTGAGATAGCCGGTCTCGGGATTGTTGAGATGCGCATCGATCGCACTCATCACCTCGCGCTCGGCATCGTCGCTTTCTGCCTTGATGACACGGGCGCGCTGAACGTCGAGTGCCTTGACCGCAGAGTTGGCCCACTCCTGCACAGGCATGAGCGCCTTCTTCATCACGGCGTCATAGTCCGTGCGATCTTGTGGGACGCTAATAGGCGAGAACCCAGAGTTACCCGAGTCCTGCACCTGAGGCAGGCCGCCCTGAAAAGTCGGAACCATCGGCATTTAGTACCCTCCGATCATCGTCTTCTTGTAGCCGGACGCAATGTCAGGGTAGTTCCATCCGCCACTGCTTTTGTTCGTGTTAAACATCCCGGAAGAACTCATGAGCATGTAGTTGCTGGCAACCTGAGAAGCACCGCCCAACAGCGTCGTACCGAACTGGTCCCACTTGTTGACCTTCTGCGCCTCGGCCTGAAGCGCCTGAGCTTCATAGCCGACGCCCTTCCACCGGTAGCCCCACGCCTCAGACAGGGCGTTCGACTTGATTTGATTGACGTCCATCTCCTTGACGATGTCAGTGGACGCCTGCATCTCGGCAGCGCTCCCCTCGCCGACTGCGATGCCGTTTGCGGCCAGCGCCGCACGCTGAGCAGACTTGACCTGCCCCGCAGCCATCGTTTTCGACACAATCGCCTTCTCGGACGCACGCAAAGTTGCTTGATACTGGCGCTCCATCATCTGAGCATTGATGCGGGCAATGTTGGCCTGAGCCTGAGCGGCCGCGTTCGAATGCTTTGAAATGCCGAAGGAGCCGAGCGCCGTAATGGTGTTCGCGATGCCCTGCGTGATGAGCATCCCGTACCCGAATTGAGCAGGAGTAGCAGACATAGAAAAACCCTCTAAGATGCCTACACCTTAGAGGGCCTATCTCCCTACACGCGCACGATCACGAGAGCTCGAGCACCGTCGTCATGCTCACGATTCTCAGTGGCAACGGGTATTTCTGCCGAACGCAGACTTGCCCGCTCTGAGACCACTGCGGCTGAATCTGGAAGCCTATCTCGTCGGTAATCGGATCGGGAACATTGCCAGCGAACTCTGTCGAACGAGACGGGTATTCAGAGAGCTTGTCGAAGGACGGGCCCGCCTGAGTGCCAGACGAATTGACCACACGGAAGAAGACCTCGCGAACGTTCTTCTTGTGGCCAGAACCGTAGGAACCATCCTGAAGCGCCATCGCCGCCGGCAGCGTCTTCATGTCCGCGATGAACGGAAGGCCGACGTGGACGATCTCTGCAGGATAGGTAAGCGTGATCTTCCCGTCCTTGACGACCTGTTGAGGCTCGACTGCACCATCGGCAAGGATGCTGACGGTCTCACCCTCAAGCCACGTGAGCCCCGTGATCTCCTTCTTAGCCTCGCCACGGTATGTGCCGGCACAGTCAACGTAGACGCATTCCTTGAGATCCGTGTACTGACGTTCGTTCATGCGTTCGACAAAACGAACAGCTTGCCCATTGACAGTTCGCATGACTTCCACGTAGACGATGTCCTCGTCTCCCTCGGCCACGACGCAAGCTGATTCAATTGATCCCTTTGTCTCGATCGTAGAAAAGCCGCCGACCTGCTGTTCGGGAACGTATGCCATCGCGACCATCTTCCCTGACGAGGAGACTGCCCAGACCACGGGAGACGGCGCTTTTGAGTAGGCCAGATCAACAATCGTCAGGTTGTCGAAGAGGTGAGGAGCGCGAAGACACACATCGCCAGAGATGTAGCCGCCAGCCTCGTAGTTGTATCCGAGCTCACGGAGATGCCCGCCACGGCCCGCGCCATAGATCATGCTCGAGCCTACGACAAGCGGCTGCACATTGGACGCGCCCACATATGACTGTGGTCGAACCGACATCGACTCTGGCGTAATGGCGTCTGAGTTGAGAGGTGAAACACGCCACTCGGCAGCCCCCGTCATGAGCATCAGTTGGGCCAAAGGCACGATGTGCAGAATCCTGTTCGCCTCGCGGGCCGCCACTCGAACGGCAATTCGGTCATCAGACTGCGACGGCAGGGAGAAAGACATATCGGCCTCCGTCCCCGGACGCGTGGCCCACAAGTTGTTCGGCCGATTCTGAGTGCCTCCAAACCACCTTCGCTGTTCAAAGTATGAGACAGCACCTGGGTAATCAGGAGCCTGACCGACGTTGGCAGAAAGAGACGCGCCGCCACCCGTTGACGAGACGACAGACAAGTTTGGTGACGAATAGTTCTGACCACCAGAACGGATTGTGACTGATACGACCCGACCATTCTCGATGACGGGGACAAGATCGGCACCGTACCCAGTCGAATCCGTGACCACAATTTTCGGGACATCGTGGGACGTTGTCAGCGGGAAGCGGTAGAGAGTTGCCAACTGCCAGTGCCTGTTGTGGCACTTGATCACAAGCTTTGGGTTATCGTACCCGATGCCTCTCGACCGTATCTCGATACCCGTCACGCAGGCTGTGCGACCACCAGAAGCAGGCCCACCAGTAGCGGCATAGGTCTCCCCTGTGATTAGCCTGATATCCGCCCCAGAGCCATGGCCGTTGGGGTCTTCAATCTCCCATGTCAGGTTTGCCTTGCTTTGTATGTTGACCGGGAAGCCCGTACTCTGTTGCTTATAGCCGTCTCCCCAGTCGTATTCGCAAACGTTGACAAAATCTGTGATGTACTTGGCCGGCACATACCCGCTCCCGCCATTGTTCACTCTGACGGACGTGATGCCCTTGGATGAGTAGAAGGCGGCATCGTAGTGCGGGGGCGTTATGGACGCATCTGGCGTGATGTTCTCATCGATGATCTGCGTCGTGTCGGTCTGGCCGACATACGCCCATACGCCGCCCTGATCTCGATAGACGCGATAGAGACCCGCACCCGCCACAGCGTTCCACCTGATCGTGTTGTACGAACCGTCGCCATACGGGTTGCAATCAATCGTCACGGATGAGGATCGAACCGACTCCTCGGTCCCGTCAGCAAGCAATGCCGTCACGGCGTAGGTTCTCTTGTAGTCGGTCGGATTCGTCACGTCCTTGTTGATTGTCTGAGACGCAGACAGTCCCGTTGGCGCAGACAGCGACGATCCGAACTTGATGTCAACCAGACGCCAGTCCGTGGCCCCGTAGCGGCGCAACTCCTTCGGCGGATAGTTCGGATGAACCAGTGTCATCACGTCGGCTGACTGGACGTAGTGAATGTCAAAGAGGTCGGCCTCGATGTACGGCGTCTCGATCTCATACGGTTGTCCATTGTTGCCCAGCACGGTCTGCCCTTGCGTGTGAAAGCGGACATACCTCTCGCCGAGCTCGAGCACCATCGTCTGCGAGATGGAAAAGTTGAACGGAATAAGCCTGGCCTTCTTGCCCGCGTGCTTCGTGTGATTGACATACTTGAAGCCTGGCCGCATCACGATCGGCCCTTGCGGCTCGATCAGGAAGTTCTTGCACAGCGCCATGCCGGTCTGGTACTTGCCGTCATCGATGCGGGCGAACATCGAGGGAGAGACCTCTCCGCCGTTGAAGGCGCGTTGATATTGTCGAATTGCCATCAGATTACCCTCGCACGCAAGCCGGACGGCAACGGCCACTCATCGCGACGACGATGAACAGACATCTTCGAATCAACCGTTTTGGCTCGAGAAAGCGCAGCCTCATACTGCTGCAGGAGACGAACAGCCGCGTCGCTCGAACTATCCGAGCGCTTGACGGGGCCAACAAGAAAGGACGCAAGAAGGATCACCAGAGCCTGCACAAAGTAGGTCGGAAATACCGTTGCTGTGTCTACATAGGAAACATATGTCAGCACGACATTCGTCGCATTCGTGAAGACGGCACGGCCCGAGTTCGACTCATAGAGCTCGACCTCAAAGTCAAGCGGCAACCCTTCCTTGCCGACTTCAGATACGCGAAGCAGACGCACGCAGTCGGACGGCAGGAGATAGCCGTGCTTCCACTCATAGAGATCCTCGTCCACGTTTGAGAGCTCGACGCCTCTGGAACGCCGGATCGCAAAAGACCAATCGTGCTCCTCATAGAGCTTGCGCAGAGCAAGCGGATACCATCGAGCGCAGTGGCCGGCCTGAGGCGACCCGTCCGGCGGCGTGATGGATGTCACATCACCAGAGTCGCCAAGCATGCCGAGCGCAAGGTTGCAGATGTCTACAGCAGTTGCCATAAAGAAAAAGCGGGACGTTTGTCCGCCCCGCCTCCTGAAAGAATTTTCAGCTGTTCACGCGTCAGGCGGCAGCGCCCGGCAGGAACTCAATGCCCTCGACCTTGTACGTCGTCGGGACTTCGATCACGTCGCTCAGATACGCCGTCATAGTGCCCCCCGTAATGGAGGTAGGCGTCGTCTTGAGACGAACGTAACGGCGATGCTTGACCGGCATCGGAAGAGCAAGCCCCTTCGTCGTGTCAGCCGATGCAAGCGCACCGGTCTGAACTACCGGCTTGAACGAGCTGTTGTCGTCGGAGTCCTCGATCGCGATGACGATAGAGGTGCCCACAAGAGCCGTCGGGAACTTGCAGACCACATAGAGCGGTCGATCATTCAGACCGGTCGTCGGAGCCTTCTGAAGGAAATCAATCACATCAGAAGTGATAGCAGTGGTAGCCGCCTTCTTCTCGCAGAACGCGAGCTTAATATCCATCATCTTTCCTCTCCTTAATTGAGAATCTTGCCCGTGTTAGGCATGATGTCCGTCCCAAGTCGATGAATCGGCACGCCGCGGAACGTCATGCACTTGCGACCCGCGACCTCATCCTGAGAAAGAAGAACGTTGTCCTTGTTCAGGATCTGGCGAGCCAGGAAGCTACGGGTGTTGTCGTTCATGTAGAAGGCGACACGACCCTGCTGCTCGTCGGGCAAGCGCTCAAGAGCATCGATCATCAGATCGAGAAGGTCCGGACCCGTCGTGTTCTTCTTCGTCAGCTTCGTGGAGTCGATGTTGGCGATGCGGACGACGCGCTGCGGATCGTACATGGCAACGCCAATATCCCAAGCAAATTCCGTAATTTCTGCACGGAAGCGCTTGCCGTTGGCGTCAAACGCGTACTGTTCGCCCATGTTTTCCACAGAGAGACCAGCGTTGGAACCGTTCTCCGGATAGAAAAGATACGTCGAAGCAGGATCCCAGTTGATCAGAAGGATGTCCGTCTGCTTGTTTTCGGTCGTACCCTTTGCATCGATGATTCGATCGGCAAACGCTTCGTTCTGAAGCGTGACGATGTTGAGAATGCCGTTGGGGTCGCGCGTCTCGAGGTTGCTGTCGCCATAGAGGACCTTCTTGAGGACAGACCGGGAGAGGCCGCGCATGAAGCCTTCGTCCGTGCGAAGACGGAAGGCGGCGCGCTCATTGGCCTTGCGGGTGTCGAGAAGGGACTTGTCCACTTCGGAGCGGGAACGGACCATGGCGGCAGCGTAGCGAACGTCCGCGCCCGTCACGCGCTCAGCATCCCAACCTTCGTTGAATGCTCGCACCTGACCTTCCGGGTAGGACGTCACGACCTTGCCTCGGTCACCGAAGCCGTCATTGCCACGCTGGATGACAGCCTGGTCAAAGAAGCCGTTGTAATCTCTGATGGTATGGATAAGCTGGCGCACCGGCTTATCGCTGGTAAGACCTTCGAAGTCCGCCAGAGTGATCGGATTCGAGTCAGTCACAACATTCGGCATTTACTTGCCTCCTTTCATTGCGTCTTGGTAAAACTGCTCGGCGGTATATTGTCCGTCTTCGGCAGATCCGCCACCGGGGTACTTCGCCTCGCCAAAAGCGCGTCCGATGCGGCTCAGCAGTCGCAAAGCGCCCGGATGGTTGCCCATCGGAGAGCTTAGGAACTCCTGAATATCCGCGTCGACCTTACCATCAGCGTTACGCGCGAAGGTGTCGCGAAGACGAGCGATGTCAGAGAGCGACTGCGTGAGCTTCTGGCCACCGAACTCCTTGTCGGCTTTCGACTGTTCCATCCACTCATTCGAGATCTCTGCGATACGTTCAGCAGAGCGCTTCTGAAGCACTGGGGCCATCTTGTCAAGGAAGCCTTGGGCCTGATCCTGACTGAGATTGAGCTCCTTCGCCACGCCTTGGAAGGCCGTGCTGACTTCTGCATCGAGCTCGGTACCTTCAGGCATCTTGAAGTCCTCGTACTTCTCGGGGGCGCCCTGCTTCTCGCCTTCGCCCTCCTCTTTCTCGGCACCCTCTTCGCCTTCTGCCTGACCTTCAGCACCGGCTTCGCCAGCCTCACCGTTGCCGCCTTCCTGCGGCTCGGCCTGCTGCTTACCCTCGTTGCTTCCGGCAGACGTCAGCAAAGTGCCGGCATTCGTGTCGGACTCCTGTGCGGCAGGAGCGGGCGCAGTGCCCACACCACCGGTCGGAGTCTGTTCAGTCGCTTCCATTCGCTTCGTCCTGCATTAATCTGTAAGCATTCGCATCCACCGACATGATTCGATCAAGGAGCTTCAGCCCAACATTGCGCTGGCCCTCATTGAAGGCCATCACGGCAATGTCACGATCAAAGCTGTTTCGGTAGATGCCCGTATCGGAAAGTAGCTGCCACAGGACAATGCGTCCGTCGCGCGTGGCCAGTACGGCCTTCAACGCATTGGCGATCTTCTGTAGCCTGATCCTTTCCTCTTCTCGAGCCTCGACCTCCTCCCTGCGGAAGGGATCGCGCTCAGGTGTCATGATGTCAGTCGTCATACTTCACACGCGCACTTACTGCTGTGCCATTGCCGCAAGTCCCTTAACGGCCTTGCCGGCCATCGTGGAATCGTCGGACGGAACACGGCCGAGCTTCGCCAGAGCGTCGGCAGACTGTTGCATCTGTTCGGCCTGCGCCTGCTGTTGCTGGGCCTGCTGTTGCTGTTCAATCGCCGCCTGCGCCTCATCGGTTGGAACGACAACGGACGGAGCAACAGAGAAATAGTCCGCATACTCGTCAACGAGGTTGAACGCGTTGAGCTTCTGCAGGATGTTCGGGTTGACCTGGGCGGCCTGCATGACGCGACTCACGAACTGATCGAGACTGTTGGCACGGATCGCGCGTTGAGAGCGCGCCAGCATGGACGTGTACTCGACCGACAGCTTCTGCCCTCGGAGCTCTTCAGGAGGCGGCGGAAGCTGACCCTGACGCGCGAGGATGTCAAAGCATCGCTCGATGAGCGGACGCAAGACCTCCTCGTTGAGACGAGAGAGCACGGGCCCGAGCATCATCAGCTTTTCCTCGTGACGCTCGGCCACTTCGGTAGCCGTCATCTGCCCGTGACCGGCATTCGCGATCATCATGAATAGGTCAACGTTGAAGGCCGAATTGATGCGACTGCGAACGTCGGCAATGTCTTCGCGCAGGTCTCCGAGCGGCAGGTTCACCGCGAAAGCAGGCTGCACCTGATTGCCCGCCCCCGGGTTGTCAATGTAGCTTCGTCCGCCAGGCAGGAAGTCGACCTCGTTGTCTCGAGCGTCTGCCGGCATGATGAGCGGCGGATTGACCATGTAGTCGACCGCATTGCCCTTCTGCACCTGATGGTGATTGAGTTGAAGCGCGTCGCCGATTGCCATCATGCCCGGCGCTTCCTCCGAGTAGACGTCAGAGGCCGATGCGCCCCACCGTCCAACGACAGCAGGGAAATCGCGGTAGCCGGACTCATCAAGGACGCCTGATGCATCCTCATCATGGTCGACCTGAATGACGACAGACCTCCACGGCATGTTTCGGTTGTCGAGCTTGCTGGGATCACGGTCGAAGCGTGGCTCTATGGCGTGAATGCAGACGAAGGGCTCATCTACCTTCCCCTCGTCGTAGTTGGTCAGAACTGCGCGAGACACGCGGTCCCGTCCGTAGCGAGAGACGAGCTGCCCCGCCGTCATCGTAAAACGTCGATAGAGCGAGTCAGGACGACCGCGGAAGTCACAGCCGACACAATATTCACCACAAACGAGAGGATGCGCCACAAAGCTGTAAACAGGGTCCTCGACGATGACAAAGGCCCCGATGCCGTACACGCCGATCTCTCGCCAAATGTGCTGTAGAGCCTGATAGATGTTCGTCTGAGTAAAAGACATCTCCATGATGCGCTGTACATCATCGAGCCAGACCTTCACCGCATGAGACTCATCGAGCTTCGCAGAACCCGTGGTCAGTGCAAACCACTGACTGGACGGATCAGTCATGCCGGACATCAAGCCTGCCTGCAGAATGTTGGCGGCACGGACCGCCGTACTGTCGTAAATCTTGTTCCAACGATCGCGAGCCTCGTTCTTGCGAGACTTCGTATCCAGGAAGCGGCCTGACGCAGGCGTAATGTGGCGACTGATCTCGAGCCACTGTGAGACGTATGGCTCACGCTCTACCTTCAGGCGCTCCCACCTGCGAAGGACACGCTCACGCAGGTCCTTATCCTTCATGGCTTACCCCAACTTGCCGCCGGCACCAAGGTTCAGATCTCCGACGCCACCCGCACCTGTGAGGAGCGTGGAGCCGCCTGACAGACTCGCATTCGTGTTCTGATCGAGGATCGAGCCTACGTCTGCCGACTGTCCCCCCTGCTTGCGTTGCTGTTGTCGCTGCTGTGCGGCCTGCTCCTTTGCCTGCTGCTCGGCGCGCTTGGACGCGGCCTCTTGGGCCTTCGCCTGCTTGTTGCTCGAATAGACGGAGGCGGCAGCACTAGCCGCCGCGATTGCACCGCCAACAATGTAAGCACCTACGGTTCCACCTGACATGAAGTCCTCCTAGACATGAGTTGTTCGTATTCGTCCGTAAATTCCTCCTCCGCCTCCTCAAGCGTTTTGGCTTTTGAGGGGAAGGACATCGTGATGTACGTCTCGGACCGCGCGATGAAGATTTGCGATCTGCCCGGTGCTCCGCGAAGCACGGCATAGCCAACGATTTCTCGGGCATCCTCACCGACCTTGACGATGCAGTCACCAGCAACGGTGACGAGCGTCGGCACCTTGATGACTGCGCCGCACAGAATGGAACTGGCCGGCATCTTGACCGTTCGGACGTACATGCCACCATGAAAGAAGTGCTCGGTCGGGAAGTCGTACTGCGGCATCTCTGCGACGACAGCACGCATCCTCATCGTTTCGTCGAGATCCTCTGGAGAGCAAGCCGGTAGGTCTGACACAAGCGAAAGGACACTCATAGCTTTTTCCAGAAGAGCGTGTTCATGGGCGTCGCGACCTTCTCAAAAAGCTTTTCGGCACGCGTCCCCTTTTTCACACCCCAGTAGAAGCCGTAGCACCCGTCTTCCTTGGCGAAGCGCTCTGCAGCCTCAATCAGGGCCCGACCGACGCCACCCTTTCGGTAATCGAGGTCGACCCACAGAGACTCCGACGACGCAAGCCTTTTGGCCTTGAAGTGCGGAATGGTTGTCGTGACGTAGTTGACGAAGCCGACCAGGCGGTCACCGTCAAAAGCGCCGACACTGTGCAGCGTCCCCTTGATCTCAAGCCACAGATACTCTTGATAGTCAGGGTCAGGCTCGAGGTCCGGATATCGCACGTCCTCTCCGTACTCCTTTACGATCTTCGGCCACGCGGGATTTTCCCAAGCCTCTCGGCAGGTGATTCGTTGGATACTTATGGTCATCGGATGCTCCTGTAATGGATACATCCTCCCTCAGCAACCTCACCACACGCGCACTGATCATGCTCTACTACGACGATCCTTCGAACGAAAGCAAAGAGAGGCAAGAAATCAACCGGCTTAAGGAAGAGGTCAAAAGATTAAGATCGCATGCAATTTTATTGGCCGCTTCAAACATATCAGGTCTAATCATTTGCATTGGCATTGCGGTCTCAAATGGAGCATATAGTCAGAAGTTCTTTTTATTTTCTTTTGGTGATGTAGCATTTTCTTTAGGAATCATTTGGTTTTGGATTAACGCCGCATACCTTTTTATAGGTGCTCCTTCGACAAAAGAATTGAACTCCAAACTCACATGTATTTGCGCCTCGATCATAGTGTTGCTATCGTTAGCGACAATGTTTTTGTTCTATAGGGTCATACTTCCATATTAACGATACGGATCTCTGCTCCTGATCTCTTGGCGTCGACGCCCAACCGGGGGCGTCGGGTTGTCGCAGTATTCATTCATGCGAACTGCGAAGGTCAGGGCCAACGCATCGGCATTGTCAGGCGACGCCATGCCACGCTTCTTCATGTCCTCCTTCTTCTCGAGCAGGATTTGATTCGTTGGGGTGTAGCCGTATTCAACGCCCGTCAGGTCAGTCTCAAGATCAGAGTCCTGCGGCAAGCAGCCACCCTGCGCGATCCACTCTTTCATGCGTCCCCACATCTCAGCACGGAGATTCTTGTAGCGCTGTGTATTCGTAGCGCCAGAGCCGAAGTTGATTGCGTTGACCGGATAGCCGTTGTGTCGGAGCCAGTCAACAGGCGAGGCACCGACGCCGCCGGTGTCGACATTGATGACGATCTTGCGAACGCCGAGCTTTCGCAAGTGGTTGAAGTGCTCAGCCACCTTGGCTCCGAGCTCGTGCCCGTCTAGGCCGTGGAACTTCTGCTTTGCGATGGAGCGCCCGTCAAGAGCGAAGCGCGTCCAAATCACCGACGCGTCATCACCGAAGCGCGCCACGTCAACGCCGATGATCGCTACCGTCTGCGCATAGTTGACGACGCCCATAGGTCGCTCCATGGCGGCCTGGACGATGTCACGAGGAATGAACTGCATGCTCGAGCTATTCGGGAACTCTCCTCGGACACGAACGCGGAAGAAGTCAGAGTCCTCGCCATAGTCCGCGAGCCATTCAGCAATCTTTTTCTTGTCCGTCATGGCGGCGTCGCGGCCGTCGACGTGTCGATTATTCCAGCGGTGACGGAAGCGATTGAAGCACTCATAGAAGCGCCCGGTCGAGCGCGTCGGGTTCCCGAACGCAAACCAAAAGATCTGCGTCTCGCTGTCAGTCAGAGCGCCTTCCGTGACCTCCCAGATGCAATCAGCAATAGCCGATGCTTCGTCGAAGATCACGATGATGCGGCGCTTCTTGTTATGCAAGCCGGCGAAGCCTTCAGGCTTAGTCTCTGACCACGGGATAGCGTCAGCACGCCATGTCTTATCGTGGCCCGGCTGCTTGCATGCAACGGACATAGCAGACACTGAGAACCAATCCTTGAAGATACAGAGGTTGTGCCACTTCGCCACTTCTGCGACCGTCTTGGTACGAAGCTGGTTCTCGGTGTTAGCAGTCACGACGATTCGAGTATCCGGGAACGTGCAGAGGCCCCATAGAATGATCCAAGCGACAAGGCCAGACTTGCCAACGCCGTGACCTGCAGCCACCGCGTACTGCATGACGTGCTCCCAAGCCTCGCCAGACTGTAGCTTGTCTCTCATGTCTGTCAGGATTGAGGTCTGCCACTTGTCGGGACCGGCCATGCCCTCGAGGGAATCTTTGCCCCATGGGAAAGCAACCTGCACGAAGCGCAGAGGATCCGAGGAGCACTCAGCGGCCAGATACGTCATGGCCTTGCCGATGCCGGCTTTCGTAGTGAGGTCAAACTTAGGCGTTGTCATTGTCATTTGCGCAGAAGGTCCTGGAGAGTTTCTGAGAGCGTCTGAATGGTCTGATCCTTGTCGACCTGTTCGCGGCCCATGCCAAGGCACTGGGAGAGTGTCTTGAGCGCGGCATTCGCGCCCGCAGCGTCGACGGGAACGAGAATCGGGTTTCCGTCTAAGTCGAGACGCGGTTCCCCAACGATGTCGAGCTTCGGGACTCGTCGCGCACAACACTTGGCAAGCTCCTTGAGCTCTGAGAAGACAAATGCCGCATCGACGATCGCCTCCTCCTTTGCCGGTTGGCGAAGAGCCTCCACAGCGTCTCTGACCTCAACATTTTTCAACAGCCTGCTGGCGATTCTGTCGGCCGTTTTGGCGCTATATCCTGCCTTCACAGCGGCCTCAGACGCATTCTTGAAGCCTCCTCTCGCATATTCATTGACGAACGCCTGCTGTCTCGCATTCAGCATTCTCACCACCTCCTTAAAAACGTTTTCCACCCCGCAACAGACTGACATCGACGACGCCCAGAGAGATAGTCCCGAAGCGTTCTGATCGGCATATCAAGCATCTGGCTTATCTGCCGATAGGTATACCCCTGCGCCCGCAACTGACGCGCATGCTCTACGTCAGCGTTCAAATAGCGAGCGTTCACATGATCCTCGCCGATTGCCCGTCCGTTGTCGTTCACAGCTACAGTCATCCGGTGCTCGGAAGTAGCGTGGATATTCGAGCTTGACCTTTCGGATTGCGGCATCGATGATCTTTGCTCGCCTGAGCGAGTTGTCCCACGCGACTCGTCGCGCGTCGGCGGCAGCTCGAACAAGGCAAGCTGACGCCACTGGCGGAAGGAATCCAGAGACTCCGAGTTTTTGTTTTTGGTCATTCATCAGTGTTCCTCTCTCCAAAAGAGATCGATCTCCACGCGGCCGTGGGGACGGTCAGGCTCTCGGACTGCGGGCTCGAGCAGGTGGAAGCACCTGTCATCGATGCGCAGTGCCTGAGCGATGCCGTCGAGTGAAGACTTGAGCGACGCGATCAAGTTGTCCTCGTCACGCGCCCGTCGGTCAGGCGGGAAGAACGTGCATCGATATCCGATGCTCCCATCCGGCACGGCCCGACGGCCCTCTGCTTTGCTGTATGCGGCGGCAAAAGCGACGCGCCTAGCAGCCGCTACGAGCTTGCGCTTGATGGCCCAGTGGCAGCGCGCATTCGGCGAGAGTCCATGTGCCGGCCACGGTAGGACGACGCGTAGATGCTTTTTTCTCATGGATATTTCCTCATCAGTCATCGAACCAGTCGCCCTCGAAAACCCACGCGACGAGCATCGCGAAAAGCAGGACGCTCCCTATAAGGCATTCGATTTCGTCCATTTCCTTCCCTTTACCTATCTGGTTCCCCGTGGGATGATTGACATGCAGGGCCCTGAGAAGTTCTGCTTTGTTCAACCAAACCACGGAGGATTCGTTATGTCCGTCTACGACGACCTAACATTCGCCATCGACAACAGACGTGTTGTCAAATTCACATACGATGGTCACCATCGTGTCGTCGAGCCTTTTCTTCTTGGCGTGACGACTGCAGGCAAGCCCGCACTGCGCGGCTACCAAACAGCAGGTACAAGCAATAGCGGGACAGTGCCCGCATGGCACCTGTTTTCGCTGTCGAAGATTTCCGCCATAGAGGTGACGCAATCCTGTTTCGAAGGCGTAAGGCCGTTTTACAACCCAGCTGATAAAGCCATGTTGCGTATCGACGCTCATGTTTAGCTAGCGCTCCGCAGTCACACGGGCCTGCCGGATAAGCGGGCTCGTTGTGCACTGCGCAGTCGGAGTCGTGGATTACTCCATTCGTCATTTAACAAACTCCTCTTCCCTTTTATCGGTCTCCGTGGAATGATTGATCAGTGCTCCCCAGCACATCCTTTCAACCAACCCACGGAGAAACTCAATGGACGTTGCTAATTTTTTCTTTTCGCTTATCGCTGCATTCACCGGAACCGTCCTGATGTTTGTAGAAATCTGGCGCATCTACATGAAAGGCCCCCGAATAAAGCGCGTGTCGGCCTCTCGCACACATGACGGGAAAACCGGAATTTGTCTTTTGTTTGAACGCGGAGATTTCCCGGTTCGTTTGAAATCCATAACGATCGAAGGAATCAAGCTGGCAAAACCGATTAATTACCGAGGTTCCGACCACGAAATTTCCGAATATCAGGTTCATTTGTGGGCCTCCCCGTCACCGTCCGAATTCAAAGAATCCTTTCCGTTGGATGCCCTACTGGACCGGGACCACGAGACACAATTTCTCATGCTCATTACCGACTCACCTCTTTTGACAGACGCAAGAATCTGCATCAAAACATCAAGGATTTGGTTTTGCATTCGCTCCAACCTGCTCGCCAGCAGGAACTGATTGATTGCAATGAGCGCTACGGCGAGGCACAGGAAGGTGTATGACCAACTGTTGAATAACGGCATCAGAACACCTCCTCAATGCTCATGTCGGCGATGTTCTGGCCCTTCCGATAGTCATCCCAGTCGAACGCGACCGGGTAGAAAAGCGTCTGCGTCCTGGACGCGATAGCGCCACCCATCAGCTCGAGATAGCCCTTGCCATCGAGGTTGGTGATGATGATCGTCGGATAGCCCAGCAGGCCGCGCGCGTCGATGATTTCGATCAGCTGATTGCGCTCGAACTCGCTGCCGGTAGAGCGGCCCAGCTCATCGATGATGAGAAGCGGGCAATGGGCGAGAAGCTTGGCGAGTAAGTTGGCCTTGTCGGACCGGCCGCGGAAAGCGTTGAACAGCGTCAGCGCACGCAGGAACACCGGCCGGTACCCCTGATCACGCACGACGTGCACAATGGCCGAAGCAAGGTGCGTCTTGCCGTTGCCGAAGTGCCCGTGCATCAAGATGCCCACGCGACTGCGTGCCTTGTCACCAGACAGGAGGCGCTCAGAGAAGCGCACAGCAAACTGCCGGCAGGCCTTGAAAGCCTTCTGCTGTAACGGACGCTTGTCGCCTTGTGCAGTCAGCCTGAAGTTTTCAAAGACCTGATCCTCACCATAGGGGGAGAGGACGTCACCGAGAACGTCAGCGAGCTTGAGTGAGTTGTCTCTGAAGTGATAGAGGACATCCTCACGACGCCGGCGCTCCTCGACGCACAGCGGGCATTCGATCTGGTCGGCCTCCTGGCCCGGCCTGACCTTGACGTGTTGCTCTCCGTGAACAGCGCAGTCAATCACAACTTCTGGCAGTGCGTCGTATTCAGCACGCTCCTGCTCCTTCTTGGCTTTGATGATGGATGCCAAGTTATCCAGCCGGTTAACCGTAGATGCACGAGAAGTCATTGTCGTGTCCTTCAAATCGAATGTTGGTTGATCGTTTGTTTGGGCGTTTGTCCGTTATCCAATCGGCCTCGAACCCCTTCCAGCCTTTTTCAAGCTGATAAATCATTGCCTCCTCGACCGTCATTCCTGCTTTAGCGGCTTCACGGACAATCGCGTTGACCATTCGCTGAGTGCAGGACTTGCAAAGCTTCTGCTTAAGCGCCTGCCAATCCGTCCATGTCTGTTCGGAAACCCCTTCAGGCTTAACCAGCTGTTCCTTAACGCGAGGCGCGGACTCAGTCCGCGTATCTTCTATAGTTGGTTTATGGTTTACTGGTTCTTGGTTTATGGTTAGGGTTTCTTTGGCTTCCGTTTGGGTTTCCTCTGAAAACCCACTGGGTTTCGGTTGGGTTTCACTCTTGCGAGGACGACCGCCTTTTTTCCCGTTCTCACGGTTTTTTTGAGCGTTCCGCTGGTACTGCTCGATCTGCCCCATGAGAATCGGGTGAACCCAACCTTCTTCGGTTTCCTCGAAAAGGCTTTCCAAGATACAAATGGCTTTCTCTTGGGTTTCCTTTGGAAAAGCCAAAGAAACCCACTGGGTTTTTATCGGCTTTTCGGTCGACATCATCCGGTCAATGACACGAATGACGATCCCGACAGATTCAAGGTCAAGCCCTTGCGTCAGAATTGCGAAGTCACCGATGTTGTGCTGGTAGTAATTCATAGAGCCTTCGGATCTTTCTTGATCAAAGAAAAGTCTGCACACAAAACGTGCGGAGGCAGATTTGTCAAAGCACAGACCGCCGCGAGACGACGGGGAGGAATCTCTGACTTTTTACGCCAACGACAAACAGCCGCCGGCCGAACGCCAAGAGCGTTAGCAAGATCCTTATCTGTGCCATTGATTGCACGAACAGCAACGTCAACAGGGTTAACGATATTTTTTGTCATGGCGACCTTTTCGGTTAACATTTCGTTAATCCTGATGTTAACATAACAGACGCCGCGTTGCCACTTCCAGTTAATTCACTTTTGGTTAACAATGTGCGTAAGGAGACTGCATATGGATGTAAATGCTTTTGTTAATTACGTGCAGGCCAAACTGAACGAGCACGGTAAGTCAGTCACACAAATGTGCCGGGATACTGGACTTGCGCGCCAGAACTTCTTTCACTGGAAGAAAGGCAGAGCACCAAACCCCGAAAGCGTGAAACTAATCGCGGAATATCTTGGATTGCCTCAGGAAGAACTTCAGGACATCCTTGAAAATGGACTGATTCGCGTCTACTACCCAAAGGACGAACAAACCCCGCCGCCGGGATACGTCGTCATTCCCGAATACGAACTTCAGCTTAGTGCCGGCAACAGAGACCAGGAACCAGAGTGGGTAGAAGTGCACGCCTCAAAGCCCGTTGTTTACGACGAAGACTTCTTCATCGAACACGGCGTCAAGCCTTCTACATGCAAGCGGGCCAAGGTGCTTGGCGACAGCATGGAACCATTCCTATATGCCGGCGACCGTGTGACCTGGACTGAATTCCCGGATCCTCATGTATCGCTCGTGCGAATCGTCGATGGAGACATCTACGTCATTAGCATCGATGGCGCCATGAAGGTCAAACGACTTTCAACCTGCAAGGACGGAGTCGTCGTTGTAAGCGACAACGCCGACAAATATCCACCTGAAACATACGTCGGAGACGAGCTCGAACGGCTGCGTATCTATGGAAAGGTATTAGAGATTAAACGCGCTCTTTAACCAGCGCCGACGCCTTCAAGGCACCCCCTTAAAAGAACTCCCGCCAAGAAATTTTGAGCGGGAGTTTTTTTGTACCTAATTAACCCACTGTTGATTTCAATCAACTTTTTTTCAACAACACCAAGTCAACCGTGTTGACAGCTCAAGCAACACTCAATTAACATACGGTTAACAGATGCAAGTTAACACCTGTTGACCTCACCTTCACTCTTCCGAGTGGAACGAGCTGGCCGGGAAGAGCGGCCATGTGCAAGCTAGTGCAGTTAGATCAGTGCGACAGAGGTCATGTACGACCCGAGCGGCCTGTCCCGAAAGGACAGGGAGGAGCTGTAGAAACCCAGACCCGCGCCTAGCCCAAGAAAGCCGACCAAAGCACCTTCCCCGCCATCTCACCAAATGAAAGAGAAACCGCACTTCGGGGAGGGTGCTTTGACCAGCTTTCTGGAGATAACCATGACCTACGATCACGGCGTCATCATGGACGCAACAAACAGACTGTGCTTCATTGCAGAGGCGCAAAAAGACGGACGTCCACGTCCAGAGGATTTGGACGAACTTCGAGAGATTGAGCGAAAGCTCGTTAGCCAAATCCGCAGTCTCGGTGATGACGTTCGAGAGTCCCTTTTGAGCTGCGGGATATTCGTGAAGCCCGGCGAACGAATCACCGGGTTCACGAAAGATAACGAGATCAAATCGATCTCTATCTGGAGAAAGGAATGATCAATACATGAAGCGGTCGAACAAGTGGTTCAAGTTCTGAACTTCCTTATCCGTCAGGCCGCGCGTCAACGCCCCGAACATGCAGAGCAAGTACAGCGAGTCAAGGCGTGCAGAATGCGCAAGCTCATAAGTAAGGCTGTAAAAGTCCGTCTCGGGCGTGTGCTGGCGACGTGCAATGGCGTTCTTCGCGGTAGCAGTCATCTCTTCTGCTTTGATCGTGCCGTTAAACGGCAGCTTGATCTGCCCTGTCTCCATCCCTTTCAGGATGATTTGCAACGCCTGATCAGGCGTGAATTTCACTTCTTTAACTTCCATATTCCCTCCTTTGGGAGTTGGTTAAACAAACGTCGAAACTGCTAGATCCCGACGTCTTTAGCTTACAACCAAAGGAGGGAGCCGATTCAAGCGCCCTTGCCTCTTTTTTCCACGAATACCGAGTCGTCGACTGGTGAGGACGCTTGAACCAGCTTTCACAAGAAAGAATGGCCGCGCGGTTTACACCCGCGCCTACAGCGGGTAAGATGAGGCTACCTTGTATGACATGCCCTGATTTCAGGAAGGGAATATCATGACTCAGCCAAACACATCGTTCATGACGAATTTCATGAAAGGCGTGCGCAATGGGCTGGTGGCTCCTTTTGTAGCCTTGAACCCGCCTCGCGTGCAAACGAAAATTGATCGTCGCCTGTTCGAGACGTCCTACCGCTCGCCGGCAGAAGACATGCTCAACATTAAAAGCGACTTCGACAAAGCTGTGACCTATGCCAGAAAAGAGCTCGACGCAACTAGAACGCATTGCCGACGTTGAAGACAATGTGCCGGACGTCCAGACAGAGGCTCAAACTCAGCTAATCGCGGCAAAATCCGAAACCTTTGAGGGACCTTTGCCTCACCCGGACATTTTGGCGCGGTATGAGAATATTCTCCCTGGCATCGCAGACAGAATCGTCAGAATGGCCGAGGCCGAACAAAATGCTCGACACTCTGCCATCGATCAGGATGCCAAAAACAAATCCACTCTTGTTGACATAGCAGCGAAAGAAAGCGCTGGAGCTCTTGAGGCACAGAAAAAAGGACAGAACATCGGTCTGGCCATTTCCCTTGCCTGCGTTCTATGCGCCATCGTTTGCGCGCTCATGGACAAACCAACAATCGTGACATGCGCGTTCTTGGCTGTCCCGACAGCATCGCTCATCGGTTCATTTATGCCAAAACTATGGCGTAACGACGTAAAAGAAGAAAAGTAATCACCAGATCTCACGCTCTAAACACCTTGTTCATACCGCCCTCGGCACTGCCGGGGGCTTTTTTATTGCCTGAACAACATGAGAAAAATCGAAAACTTCGAGACCTTCGCCGCCGGGTACTTCCTCGGACTCGGCATTAAGAAGCCGACCGCAGAGGACATCTGCAGGCTCAGCGTTGAGTGCAGAGCGTTCGCCGCTGCGCTCAGCTTCTACATGTTCACAGACCCCTATGTACTGTCGAAAGTGCGCACGCCTGACAAGTACGAGGCGGTCGCGAAGAACATCCAGTGCTTCATCCAGGCACTTCCGTAAAAGGCTACGAGGGCAACGGCATGACGCAGATATGTGCCGATCTGGCGGCTCACTAGGCCAGATCCCAAAGCCGGGGCATCTGCAGACGAGAGGCTTTTGCGTTCACCCCGGCTCCCTCACCCCACTTTCAACAGAAGGCATTCACGTGCCGCCGGCCACTTCATTGTGGAGCTCTCCTTGGCGGCATCTGAATGCCTTTTTTTTCATTTTTCGGAGGCGTCATGAAGCGCTTTATTACTTACCTCGACGACCTGGCGAAGCGGACCTACTTCGGCACGGATGGTACCGAGCCTCAGCGCTCTGGCGTACTCGGGTACCTCATCGAGGGCCTCGAAGGCCTGCTCGGATTCTTCGGCCTGGTGATCTTGCCGGCGATGGCGGCTGCCACCCTCTACCACTGGATTTTCGATTAAGGAGAACGATATGGCTTGGAACTACCCCGACGGATGCGGCCCCGACGACTACGAGAAGTGGTTCGGCCCCGACCCCGAAGACGAAGAGGACGAGGACGAAGACGAAGACGAAGACGAGGACGAAGAGGAGGACAGCGAGTGAGCTTCTCCGATCCGGTCCGCATCATCGACCACATCCCCCAGGATTTCGACATGAAAGCAAACCACAAACGCCGGCGATACAAGCAGCCGGTACAGCCTCGCGCGGAGGCACACACCAAGGCTCAGCCGGCGAAAGCCCCTGAGCCTTTTTCATGCGAGCGCCCCGGACGCATCTGGACGCTCATCACCTTCTTCGGTGCGCTGGCCGTCATCGCTGGCGCGCTCATCACTGGAGCATGGAGTAACGAATGAAGACTTTGACTGACATCGCGCGCGGCATCGCGCACCAGGCGGAGCAGACGCCGAACGCCGACATCGACGAGCTCTGCCAGAGCTACGTCACAAACTGGCAAGAAGAAGTGCTTGCGGCGTATCTCGCAAATCCCGAAGCTTCACTCGAGCTCATCGGGGCGCTCACGAGACTGAAGAACGCAAGCTCGGCAAGAGAGGTCGCTAAGAGCATCGGCACCATCACCGACGAGCTCGATGACGCGCTCTTCGACGCGACGGAGATGATCGCGTATCGCGTCGACTGCATCCTCGCCCCTGAGCCGGGCTTCGAATGCCCAGAGGAGTAAGCATGACGATCACTTCACTTGAGCCGCTCGAGCTACCGATGCCCGAGCCTGAGGACGAGGTCGACTTCGACCCGTACCCCGAATACGCCACGCGAGACGAGTTCGAACGAGCCCAGTGGTTCGGCGAACGTGCAAAGCGTCCCGAGCCGATCTACGACAAGTCGCTTGAAGACTTCTACGCCGTCGGCGACGACGAAATCCCTTTCTGAGGACAAAACATCATGACAGACCAAAACTCCGTGCCGCAGGTACACGCGTCAATCGTTGCTGTGGCCGACGCTCTGCGCGAACAGGGGATCAGCAAGAATGACACGGTGAGCGGAGGCGGCAATTACCGTTATCGCGGCATCGACTCAGTGTACGCAGCCCTCTCCCCTCTCCTTGCGAAACATCACCTCTACATCGCACCAGTGAGAATGGAGAAAGAACCCGAAGCGGTCAGCGGCAAGATGCGTCTCATCCGTCTGCAGATCACGTATCGCGTCACCTGCTCCATCGACGGATCCTACATAGAGGTCGTCACGCTTGGCGACGGCATGGACACGGGCGACAAGGCATCTGGCAAGGCCATGAGCTACGCATACAAGAGCTTGATGTTTCAACTCTTCTGCATCCCCGTCGTGGGCCAGCCGGACACCGACAAGGACGCAAGCCCCGAAGAGCCGCCCCCCTTCCTGACCGAAGACATCATCGCTTCAGCACGGTGTGCCGCGGACTCCGGCTTGGAGGCGTACAGGGCCTTCTTCGCAGGCATCACCCCCGACCAGAGAAAAGCGATGGTGAGCTCTGGCCTTCACGAAGAACTCAAGTCCACGGCGGCCAATGCCGACGCCGAGGCCGCATCAATATCTCACTAAGGAGAAACAATGGCATCCGTAAACAAGGTAATCATCCTCGGCAACGTCGGTCAGGATCCTGAAATCCGCGAAGGCAACTTCATGGTCGCTGCCCTCTCTATCGCAACGAGCCGCAAGTGGCGAGACAAGGCCGGTGAGACTCAGTCTGAAACTGAGTGGCACCGCGTCTCTGCTTTCGGCCGCCTCGCCGAGATCATCAGCCAGTACGTCCGCAAGGGCGATCCGATCTACATCGAAGGCCGCCTGCGCACGCGCAAGTATGAGGACAAGCAAGGGATCGAGCGCTGGACCACTGAAATCATCGCAGAACAGCTCCAGCTTCTCCGCCAGAAGGACAGCGACGAGAAGCCTGCGCAAGCCAAGCCTGCTGCACAGCGACGCGCTCCCGAGCCGACATACGACTCTGACGTACCCTTCTGACCTTTTTGACAACGCTGTCAAATTGATCAGTCATTCGATTTTTTCGAATAACTCAAGCCCTCGGCACTGCCGGGGGCTTTTTCTTTGAAAGCATAAAAAAATGACGCCAGAGGAATTTGATTACTTTCACGAAAAAGTTTATCGAGGCATGCTTGCCTTTCTTGGTGGCAGAAAAAGCAAAGACGCTTTTTTAGCAGGCAGAAACGCAATAGAAGTTGCGATGAAAATCGTACTGGATCCAAGAGCTCAAATCATTCTGAACGACATTCTTGACGAACTTGAAGAAAAGGGAGACCCAAGATTCATTGTTGAACTAAACGTGATTTGCGCCCTAGAGAAGTGCGCCAAGCTTGTAGCGGAAAAGCAAAACCAGCCAGTAAACACAGAAACACAGGAGAACAATCATGAAATTGTATGAAATCCCAACCAAAATCCGAGCTGTGCTTGACGGTATTGACTGTGATCCTGAGACTGGGGAAATCCTGAATGCCGACGCGCTCCACGCCGTCGAGGTCGAAGCCGCCGAGAAGATCGAGGCCACGGCGCTCTACCTTCGCGAGCTCGATGCCGAGGCCAAGGCCGCAAAGGACGAAGCCGACCGAATGCTCGCCCGCGTCAAGTCCATGCAGAAGCGATCCGACTACCTCAAGTCCATGCTCCTCGAGGCCCTGCACGCGACTGGGAAGGTCAAGACCGCACGCGTGACCGTCTCGATCCGCACGACGCAGGCCGTCGAAGTCTCCGAAGGCGCAGACCTGCCCGAGGCCTACACGACCGTCAAGACGACCGTAAGCCCGAACAAGGTCGCCATCAAGCAGGCTCTGCTCGACGGCGTCGAAGTCCCCGGCTGCCACATCGAAGAACGCGAAAGCGTCCAGATTCGCTAGAACCTACTCACGGAGGTAGCAATGAAAACCACAAAAACGAACCCCGCAAAACTGCTTCTGCGCTACCTCTGGCCGCGCATGCAACGCGGCGAACGGCACTTCATCATCGACGACACTCAGCTCGCTTTCAGCATGACGGCGCAACAGCTGAGCAAGGTCGTCAGGCGATTCAACGAAACCGGGCACGAACTCAATTGGCCCGGTTTTCATTTTTCCGCGAAGGTGCTCGACATCTACCGCCTCGAGATCACAGCCGCCCGAGAAGCCGACCCCGTGCCTGAAGGAGCGCTGCTATGAGGACTCCCCTCTCACTCATCACGGCCGCAATGGCCACACAAGGAGCAACAGCAAAAAGTGCGCGAGTACGACCCGCACAATTGGAACGAGTACCCGGAGGTGACGCCGCCGGAAGGCGTATGGATGCGCGTTGAGTGGCGCGATGGCGTTGTGAAACGTCTAGCTGTCGCTCGCTACGAGGCCTGGGGAGGCGGCAAACAATTCGTGTGGGTGAGCGACAAAAGAATCATCAGGGAAGTCGACCGTTTCCGGCCGCTGGACGATCCGGAGGACGAGTAATGATAAAGGGATCAGGGAAACTCAACAAAGAAACGTATGAAAGCCTGCTCAAGCAGGGGATCTCCGCGGAGGACATCCGCAAGGGCGAGAAAAACCTGCGGCTTGCGGCGCACCAAACGCCGGGAGCCAAAGAGTACGGTTTGTCTTGGGCTATGCAACTCCACTTTGAGGGAAAACTGCGTTGGGTTGCCTTCCCGATGGAGTGTTGGGTAGGAGTTTTGAGAGACGAGGAGGACGATGAAGAATGAAAACCCCACGGTTTGAACTGAAAGACTTTCGTCTTAATGAGATTCTCTCAATGCTCACACCGTACAGCGGGCCGAGCCTGTCGGAAGAACTCAATAGAGTTTGGACTGGCGAAGCGAGGACCGTCAAATTCGGCAATCGCTTTTCTGTCGATCTCACCCCCGAAGACGTCAAGGAAAACCCGGAGTTTCGTCCGAACGAATGGAACCCAACGAAGTCTTGGAACATCCCCAAAAACGTCGACCTGATGTTTTCGATTCAGGAAAATGAATCAGGGAAAGAAATCGCACGATTGCGTGGCCACTTCGACGGTGAGAATTTCAGAAGACCAAGCGGAGAGCCCATGTACGCATTTTGCCGTGGATTTCATGCAACGAAGTACAAATCGCTCATCAAGTGTTGGCCTGATGATCAAAAAAGCGAGTGGATCTCTGGGGACTTTTTAGCTCGAGTGGCTGAATTTGATCGTCGACTTGTAGAAGAAATGGAGGGGTACGAGAAATGCCTGTCAAGATGAAAAAGGAAATACGCAAGCGGGTTGCATGCCAGATCGGGGCGACGCTGGAAGATATGCACAAGGCCGAGTCGGAGTGTGACGGAGAGTTGTGCCTGTACCCAGTAGACGCCAAAGGTACGCTGGGAGGCTTCTACCTCCTCCATGTCCCCGTCAAGGGCAAGATTGCGCCAACGCTTTTCCCGATTAGCTACTTCGTCAAACAGAAGGAGGAGAACGAGGGATGACAGAAACAGAAATCGTCGTCCAGGACATCCGTCGCGAGCTCAGATGGTCTTTCCGCGATCAGTCGGTCGCCAACCTCCTCGGCCTCGCAAAGCGACTCATCGACAACAAGGACACAGCCAGCATCGCAGACGCAGTAAAGAAGTACACGGCAGTGCTCTCCGCCGCGAGGCAGAGCGCAAACCCTGCCGCCCTTGACCGCGTGAGGCTCTCCGCGCACATGCTCACTAACGCGCTGCGCGACTGGGAGGCGGCGCGATGAAGGCAATCCAGAACCATGCCCTCGGCACACGTCGGGGGCTTTTTTTATCTGATCACACATGCCAGTAAGCAAAAAACCCCGCAAAAAGGGACAGCGGGCAAAGGATCTCGCAATGCGCCGGAAGTTCGTGCGCGGACAGTTCAAAGACGCGGACGACGCGCGTAGGACCATCGCAAGCCTCGAGAATCAGCGCACACGTCAACGACGACGTTGCGAACAGCTCGGCTGGCTGCTTGGCTTTCAGGAGAAGGACTCTTTGCTTGAAGCCTTCACGCTCAGTTTCTTCGCGCTTGAGCGATGGCCGACCACGAACGACTACGCGGACTTCAACCAGATTTCTTCGACGCTCATGCTCGGAGCGCTTTGTCACAAGTGTCTTGGCGTTCAGGAACAGGATCTCATGGACGACATCCAGCACGCTGCGTTCATGACCGTCGTCTGCGCTCGCTTGCGCAACCACGGCAAGGAGATTCCGCCCGCGAACCTCGAGCCAGTAAAGCACGGTTTGATCGTTGCTCAGGAGCTCATGGAGTATGCCTACGAGCACGAACGTCAAGCGCTCATCAACGTGCTCAAGCACAACACGCACGAGACGCTAGCCGAGACGCCTGGCTTGCGTGAGGCGCACGAGCGCTTCATTCTCGGCAAGCACTATGAGCAAGTACGCCAATGGGAGATCGAGGACGACTCGCTTGAAACCGCCATGAAGACGGGCGAACTGCCCGAACCAGAGGAACGATATGACTACTTGGAACAGAGAGGAGGAGAGAGATGATCTGGATGACCAAAGTCGAACTAGCGCAGTACCTCAAGAGGTCGACGCGAACGGTTGAAAGGTGGGTAGTGCAGCAGAAACTGCCGCCCGGTTGGCGGCAGGCGGACGGGTTCATGCGCTGGCGCAAAGATATCGTCGACCAGTGGCTCGAGGACTGCGAGCCCTACGCGAAGAGATGCCAGAAGCTCTTGATGTTAGCGGTAAGCGATTCTGAGACTAAACACCCAACTGCGATTCTGAGACTAAACCCCACAAAAGAGACGTAAACACCGGCGCGCGGTGGTGGGCAACACCGAAGAGGGCGTAGCCCACGAGGTGGAGCACAACAACGC